AGATTAGGTATGCAAGTGGTAGATCAATTAGAGAGGGCGCGCTTTGATACGCGTGGTCTCCCTGAGGGGTTTGATCCTCATTTTTTATATGAGTACCACTTGCCTACGCTAATAAAAGATGCTACAGGTGTTGAGTCGTTTATCTATAAGTACATACCTTGGTCTTTGGTCAAGTCTTTTGCTTTTGCAATCGACCCAACTGCGAGATTCAAGGTTGCACCACATAGTATAACGGCGGCGAATCGCACGAAGTATAGGCAAACCGCGTCGGTTTTAACGACACGGTCCCATACTCAATACAGATCCCGACAAACTTGGGCTCCCATTCCTAATTATAATGGGGTTTCAAACTGTTGGAGTCCGTACCTCGTGTATTCTACCCCTATCAATGAAACTGTTACTGGTGGCTTACGCTCCCAGTCGCCGCTTCCTGATAGACTCAAAGATACCACTTCCCGCACGCGCGTTTATGGATCTGAACAGGGTACGCTTGAGTTATTTAAGCATACAATCTTCAGTCCTCCACGAACAATACGGAGTGGATCTAAGAATACTGGTATATATCCTACTACAGGTTATTTACCTACTGACCCTTGTGTAGTGATTGCCCATGGCAGTCCCTATTTGAGAGATGGTGGGTTTGACCTGTATACAGATACCCAGTATCCTACCGGTAGCACGTTGTCCTTGTCGACTTACAATGCACTAGTTACTAGCGAGACAGCGTATGCTAAGGCTTTATGCCAAAAGCATGCGATATCTATGCTTAAGGGTATAGGCCCATTTAACCGGGACTATACTCTGTTTCGCAATCTAGTGGAGCTTCGCGATTACCCTCGTAGTGTTCTCTCATTAAGAGACACGATCGGGAATTTGCGGAGTCTCTATGCTTCCTTATCTTCGTCGCCTAAGTTGAGAAAGATTGTTTTCGATCTCAAGAAGACTTCGAAAGATATCCCGAATGAATATTTAAGTTTTCATTTTGGATGGAAGCAAACTTGGAAGGACGCAATGGACTTGTTGGAAGCCCCAAATAAGATTTCAAAGAGGTATAACTTCTTGATTTCTCGTTCAGGGAAGCCAACAACTTTTCGGTCGAAGCGAACTTTCGAATCGGCCGAATCGGACGTCTCGGGCTTCGAGTACGACATATCTGGACTTGAATATGGTTACCCATATGTTAAGTCACGCCTCGAAAGGAAATCTGAACTGCGTTTAGTTATGAACGCCGTTTTTGATTTCCCCGGGGCCAATGTGCCGAACTTCAAGAGAGATGATTTTCTCTCAAGAATGGGAATCGCGCCACGTGTCACGGATCTTTATAACTTAATACCGTGGACGTGGCTCGTAGACTGGTTTACGGGTTTTGGCAATTATGTCGAGTTACTCGACAGCATTAACCATGATCCTTCACTAGTCAACTGGGGCATGATAACCTGTGTTACAAAAGGTCGTCTTGTCACAGATTTCCACTCGAAGTCAAACATCGTTACATCTGTCTATACGAACCCTGGGTCTATTGTGAGTACAGAAGTAATTCACAATATTCACCAGAGCGTAATGGACTTTACGTGTCAAACACGTAGTGATGTAGCCAGTGTGCTTGATGTGAAACTAACTTCTGTCCCGACAAGTCTGTCGGTTTACCAGAAGTCCATACTCGGCGCTTTGTTAGCACAGCGTGCGAGTTCTTCCAGGGCGAACACATTCCGTGTTCGTTCCTAAAATTTATTTCACAAGGAGACGTCTATGCTTATCGATCCAGTCACTGTTCTCGCAGCTGCCCCGACCCCCCAGCTTGTCTTTTCTATAGTCAAGCAGGATGGGTACGGGAGCGAACGAACGGATACTGGTGGCAACGGTTATACTGTTGTCACCAACCATTCGAAGCCTAAGGGAGGTGGAGATCGCCACTACGTACAACTTACGCAGACGGTGAACGCTACTGACCCTTACAGCGGCGCGGTGCGGAAAGTAACTGCTTCCGCATCCATCGCTATCTCACGCCCGAGTATTGGGTTTACTGACGCGGCCATGGTGGCCTTGGCAGTAGCCCTTCGGGACTACGTGTGGGATACCGAAGTGACACCCGCCAAATTGATCCAGTTTCAGTCGTAATCATCTTGAAGATTGCTCATATGAACAATCGGGATGGTTACTATGCTGATATCTGGACTGCTTTTCTTTGTCGCGCTGTCATTCATTCCAGCTTGCTTGCTATTTTTGCTTGCATGCTGGGTGGTTGTTCAGCTGACAAAGACAGGTCTCGTGCTATTGACCTGGGCGTTAAGGGGTCTTATACCCCTGGAGAGATAGGCTCGACTCGGAATCAACTACCTCAAGGAGGAATTGATGAAAAGTCCGGTCCTACTCCTACAAAGTCTCTGGAATGATATCCAAAGACTGAATCCTGATGTGAAAGGCCTTGATCGTGATGTCATCACGATCAAGCAGAGGTTCGAAAACGAAGGCTATGGCTTCCTTACCATAGCTTTACCTTCCCTTGGAGATGCCCTTGTTTTGGGTCTCTCTAGTGGAAAGTTCGCCTGTCCCGCTGGCTTTAAACCAGTCAACGGGGGAACAATCCCGAGATTTCTCTCAGGTATGTTCTGCGAAGTATTCGAACCGCTCACCGGGAATCTTAAAGAGGATGCCGACGTAGGCATCATAAAGTGTCTTCGTGAAGCACTTTGGCTCTTTAAGAAAACTCAGATGCCTTCAACTGAAGAAGCAATTCTTCACAAGAAGGCTGTTGCTGAGTTTTTTCGATGCGATGATGTAGCCGGAAAGGTAATTATACCAGACCGGCATGATCATCTCATTGGAAGCGTGTCAAGATTGGTTCTATCGGGACTTAGTTCTGTCCCTTTAGATGAAATCCAATTTAAACACGGTCCCGGTGCCGTTTTCGAGGGTTATAAAGCAAACCAGAAGTGGAATGCTTTGACAGACTCAGTTAAGAACGCTGAGTTTGACCTTGAAAGCTATGGCTATGGTGACTTTAGTGTTAACCTCTCTGAATTAAGTGAGAGGGCTATTGTCACCGAGTCGAGCGATCAAGTTTACCTCGATTGCGGAGCTTCTAGACGCGTTGCTAGACTAGTCACGGTGCCAAAGAACTCGACATCGAGACGAACAATTACTGTGGAACCTATGGTGAACCAATTTGTTCAACAAGGTCTTAACATCGTCCTTCGGGAACAAATATCCCGTTGTCCGGTGCTCAGCAATTGTCTAGCACTCACCGACCAGACCAAGAATCAACAACTTGCTCTGGAAGGCTCCCTAACCGGTAAATGGGCAACCATCGACTTGAAATCGGCTTCTGATCTTCTCAGCGTAAAGCTGGTCGAATCATGTTTCCGAGGTCATGGTCTCTTCTTTGACCATATGATGGATTGCCGCTCAACCGACATCGAGTCCGATTATATGAGCGGACAGATGTTAGCTAAGTTTGCCGGCATGGGTAACGCTCTAACTTTCCCGGTACAGAGTATCAGCTTTGCAATTGTATGCATCGCTGCTATTCTTGATCAGTGGGGTTTAAAGCCCACGTACGCGAGAGTAAAGCGCGCGTCTAGGCAAATCAGAGTATATGGTGATGACATCATCATTAACTCCGATTATGCACATCAGTGTGTGGACTGGCTTGAGGCGGTTGGCTTAAAAATCAATCGCAACAAGAGCTTTCTTTCCGGAAGTTTCCGGGAGAGCTGCGGGGTCGATGCATGGAAAGGAGTCGACGTGACTCCTCTTTATGTCCGGTCCCGTCCAGATGACATGTCAACAGAGCCCAGTCTTATAGGAGGTCTCGTATCTACCAGCAACCAAGCTTGGATGCGCGGTTTATACGATTTCTCCGCCACACTTGCCCATGAAGTTGAAGAGCGATTAGGATATGCTCTTCCTCTTGTAGGGAAAGAAAGTGGTGGACTAGGGTGGCATAGCCGTCTTGACGCGATGGAACCTACTCGTTGGAACCGTCGCATACAGGCGTTCGAAACTCGAACGCTTGTACTGAAACCGCTGAAAAGGCGGGATCGGTTAGATGGCTACGCTGCACTGCTCAAGTTTTTCCATGTTCCTCTTCTTGGAAGAGGACGTGGTCATCTTGAGAAGTCTCAGATGCGGTATAAACTCCGCATCTCGTTGACTTGGGTGCCGACTTACGTCGGTTAAATCTTTTGCTTTCATAGCAAAAGTCAGAGATGGCATGTTCGTTAGGTTGAAAACAGAATGTTTTCTTATAGTTGGATGTTAATCCTCCTATACCCTAGCAAACGCTTGGGTACCCAATAGCTGTCGGCATATGAC